ACGTCGTCCTTCACTTCCTCATAGTCCGATAGCATCATCCCCAGCTCTTTACTTCTGGTGATTTGTGCTTCCGTGATGACATCCTTGCAGGCGATGTCGTCCCCCATCGTCAGACAGAGAGACACGACTCCACAGTCGGCCCATCTGCATTCGGAGTGGATGACCGCTCGCATGGTCGAGTTGGTGGCGGACGTTGAAACGCTACCCGATCCCATGATTCCCTTCCTGTTCACCATGAACAAATTTTTGCCTAACACGATGATGTGATCGGCGCAACAACTTGCAAAACGCAGAATGGCATCACACATGAGCGGGGGCCACCCCCCTGCTTCTGCCAGACGAGCTCGGACGAACCCGTCACACTTCCATAAGGCATGTGTGACAGAAAAGTCCCAACCCTTGGCATCAGCCTTGGACTTCACTCCCATGCGACGCATAGCGTCACAAACCTGTTGATGTCCCTCATCGTGGTGCCCCATCCCAGGGCAAGCCCCAAAGGTAGGACAAGCCTCCGAGTGGGTCCACCCGTCTTGGAAAAGCATGATGTTCAGTTTGTTTTGAAAATCATGAAAGAAACGGGTGACTACTTCAGCGTGCGCACTCGCGTTCCAAATCAAACGCCAGCGCTCCTCTTTAACTTTCTTTAGGGGATGCATCTCGTCTTTGACGAAGCACACCTCAGGTTCAATCAAACACATTTCGAACTTGTCGATCGCGGACGAGTTCTCAACAAACTCATTCGTGCACAACGTTGTCAGAGCCACCGTGTACAAAACACGCAGCGTGCTCTCGAAACAGTTCAGATCGTTCCAATAACCCAGCTTCAACGGCTGTCTATTATACACTTTGCTGAATGCGGTCGTCTTTGAATTATCGACCTGCTTGACCAAACCTGCCATGTAATCGGCTACAGACGGATCTTCGTCGTATGGCTGGCTAGGCTGTCCAGCAATAAACGCTTCCAAGTGCTCGGGGGTGTACCCACGAACCCTAGGCAGCTTCGCTCCCAGCTGTTGCCTCAACGACGCCTTCATCGCCTTCACGCTTCTTTTGGCGGAATGGTACTGCATGGTACCGTCCTCATTAATCAAGCCAAACTCTTTGCACTTTAACATCTGCTCTGCCAGAACTTCTGGAGTGACAGGAACGTCCTCTTTGTCGCCCTGCAGCTCGTGGCAAGTGCCCACATATGTACAGTGTTCGACCTTCGGCTCCACCTTGCCCTGTTCTTTTGGCATTTTCCCACAATTGCGTGGAAACAGCTTCCTCATCAATTCGCTACTAACCTTGTGGCTGATGGCGTGCTTGCTGCGGATCTCGCCCAGGCGGCTAAAGAACTCGGAGACCTTTAACGTCTTCAACTTCCCTGGCTGCATGAGCTCCTCACGCACAAAATTGTCCAGCTCGTCCAACGCCTTCTGCGACTCTTCGAGGTTGCCAGCGTAAGAAATCACGTTTCCTTCGGCGTCGAGGTTCGACTCCGGAATATCATCGTGGTAAGCTGGTAGTTTCGTAGGTCCAACATTTTCTGGTCGGGTTGCCTTCGGCTTCACATTGATGCTAGGCCTGGGTGGTGGCAAAAAGACGCCAACCATCTCAGACACAGCCTCAGCGCTGCCTTCACAAAACAT